GGCGAGATGCTTTACGGGGGATCAGAGTTGGAAGGGGCAGACGGCAAACCGGTTGTTACCCCAAACGATGAAGGTCTTGTACGTATTGCCAGAGACGCGGATGAAGTTTTCCGTGCTGAAACGATTGCCAGTTTCAATGGAAAATCAGTATCTGATGATCACCCCGAAGATGGCGCAATTGCTCCAAGCAATTGGCAAGAACGTACTGTTGGTATTGTGCTCAATCCTCGCAGAGGTGAAGGAGAACAGCACGATCTTTTGTTGGCGGACTTGTTGATTACGGTTCCCTCGGCAATTGAGGCAGTACGTTCTGGCAAGCGCGAAGTAAGTTGTGGTTATGAAGCGGACTACGAGGAGGTGGATGTCGGACAGGGTAGACAAAAGAACATAATTGGTAATCATGTAGCGTTAGTCGAATCGGGTCGCTGCGGCTGGCGTTGTGCTATCGGCGATCGTAAATTAGAGGAGAAACAAATGAGCAAGAAATTATCTTGGCTCGACCGTGCTAAAGCAGCTTTCCATTCGAAAGATGAAGAAGGCTTCAATAAGGCAATGGAAGAAGCTAAAACTGGTGACGAGCTGGGTAGTGAGGGTGAAGAAAATGAGCAGCATATTCATATTCATATGAATAGCAATGGATCAACTGATCCAGTTGTTCCAGCATTAGGTGACGAAGATCCTGAAATCAAGAACAATGACGACGATGAACTCGCTACTCATATTGCTCAGAACACAGCGGAGCACGAGGCTTTTGCTTCCCGCCTCGCTGCTATTGAAGAGCAATTAGGTATCGGCGCGACTGACGAGATGCCAAGTGAGGAGGTTGAAGATGCTTTGGAAGCCGAAGCTCCAGTGGGCACGGGTGACAAAGCTCGAAAGTCGACCGACTCTGCATACATGGCGGATAGCTACAAGAATACAGTTGCTCTTGCTGAAATCTTGGCACCTGGCATCAAAGTTCCGACATTCGACTTCTCGGCTAACCCGAAGAAAACCTTCAAGGATGTTTGCGGCCTACGCCGTCAAGCATTGGATGCAGCTTATGCTCATCAGGATACACGTAACATGATCGAAGACATTATGGGTAGTAAAACCATTAATTTCAAGAACATGTCGTGTGATGCAGTGCGTACGGTTTTCAAAGCCGCAGGCTCAATCAAACGTGCTTCCAACAACGATGCTGCTCGCGGCAAAGGTGCTCTGGATACGCAAACCAACCAACCTGCCAAGAAGCCAACGCTGCGCGATATGAACAAAGCAGCTGACGCCAAATGGCTTGATAAACAACATTAAGGAGAACTACCATGGTTGCATTTTTGTATCGTATGGGAGCCGGTTTTGCAGGTGATGTAAACCGTACCCATCCTGTTTCAATTGAAGCAGACTTAATTCACGAACTGTCTCCACCCACCGCTTATGGTCAAGCCGTATTGGTCGATCCTACTTCACAAGGCGTTCGTCCTTTTGTAGCAGGCGACGTAGCAATTGACAAAGCTTACGGTATGACAGTTCGCGCTTTCCCAATTCAACAAACTTCTGCCCCAACTGGCAACTTCGCTCCTGCAGCATTGGGCGCCGCGATCCCTCCTTTGTCAGGTGTCATTGACGTATTGCGCTCTGGTTACATCATGGGCAAAGTACCTGCCGGTCAGACCTGTGTGAAGAATGGCGCAGTATACATCTGGGTTGGCGCAGCAAGTGGCAGTCATGTGCTTGGTGGTTTCGAAACGGTTGATGCCGGTGTAGATACTACTCCAGCTTTGACCAACGCAGTCTTCAACGGTATCCCCGATGCTGACGGCAATGTTGAAATTCAGTTTAACGTTTAAGGGGAATCAATATGTTGACTTATGATGGAAATCGCGTTGTAGACGCATCGGGTACACAAGCCGGTAAGCAATTGCCAGTAGGTATGGTAACCCGTGATGGTAAAACTGTGGACTCCACAGGTGCCTTCTTGGTGGGTGAGTTGGAGCGTCTGGATCAGACGTTGCACATGCCTTTGGCTGCTGTTACTTTTGCGCGCGACATTGACTTGCGCGAAGACGTAACAATCGCAGACGAAGCATCCAGCTTCACCTTATCAAGCTTTGGTTCAGCTGGCGGTTTGGGTATAGGTAACGGTATCGGTAATGGCAAAGCTTGGATCGGTAAGACAACAGACCAGATTACAGGCGTGAGTGTTGACATCGCCAAGATTCCAAATCCTTTGGATCTGTGGGGTATGGAATTGAAGTATACTATACCTGAAATCGAAAGTGCAGCACGTCTGGGTCGCCCTGTTGACCAGCAAAAGTTCGAAGGTATGCAACTGAAGCACCAGATGGATATCGATGAGCAAGTGTACATTGGTGACACAAGTAAGAAAACTAAAGGTATGGTTAACCATACTCTGGTTACTCCTACCGCTCTACCGAATGGTGTTGGTGGTTCAGCAACATGGGCAACAAAAACGCCTGACGAAATCCTGGCTGACGTAAACCTGATGTTGGTGACTACATGGAAGAACTCAGCATTGGCAGTCATGCCAGATCGTCTGTTGTTGCCTCCTAACCAGTTCGGCTATATTGCTACTCAAAAAGTATCATCTGCTGGTAACCTATCTATCCTGAAATATATCCTGGAAAACAACATCCTGGTAACATCAGGTCAAGGTAAGTTGAATATCTTCCCCCTCAAGTGGCTACAAGGCGCTGGTGTGGGTGGTACATTGGGCACACCTGGCAACGATCGCGCAGTTGTGTACTTGAAAGAGTACCAGCGCGTTCGTTATCCAATGACAATGTTGCAACGCACTCCAATCCAGTACGACAGCATCTACCATAAGACGACTTACTATTGCCGTCTTGGTGGCGTCGAATTGGTCTATCCTGAAACAATGGGTTACTATGACGGTCTGTAACAAGTAGTGTGGTACATGAAGGGGTTGGGCAACCTACCTCTTCGTGTAACATATTAAAACAACCCCCCCTTAGGAGAAACAAAAATGTCTAAAACCGTAACAATGATCCTAGCTACTAAAGTAATTATTACTGATGATGGGCACGTTCCTCATTCCTTTGGTCCTGGCATTTGCGAAGTGCCGGCTGAGTTTGCTGATCATTGGTATATGAAGGCTCATGGCGCGGTAAAGTATAACCCCGCTGCCAAAGCTGCTGAACTATTGAAAGAAGCTGCAGCACTTGAAGAAGCTGCTAAGATTGAGGCTGAGAAAGCTGTAGCAGAAAAAATGGCTCCAGAGTCAACAAGTACAACACCGACAGTGGAAGCAACCTCAGCAACGGTTGCTGCACCTGCTTCTCAACCATGGGCAAAGAAGTAATTTACCATGACTGCCACCGCCGTAACTTTGCGCGCTCACTTTCCGGAATTCACCAACGTTACGGACTACCCGACTGCTCAGATCGAGTTCTGGTTAAGCATTGCGGTACAGATGCTTAACGCGGGTCGATGGGGTACGATGCTGGATGCTGGTGCCGAGTTATATGCTTGCCATCATATTGCCTTGGAAGCTCGAGATATGGTAACGGTAGCTGCTGGTGGATCACCTGGACAGAATACTGGACCGGTTAATTCCAAATCAGTAGACCGAGTGTCCATCGGCTACGATACCGGTGCGGCTGCGGAAGAACGTGGCGGGCATTGGAATTTGACCACATATGGAACTCGGTATCTACGTTTCGCAAGAATGTTCGGGGCTGGCAGTTTACAGGTTGGAGTAGATGGACCGATTCCACCATTGAGTGCGTCTTCAGCTTGGGGCACACCTTGGTACGTGGCACCCAATCCGAGTAACTGATGGCTAAGCCGCTCAATTATGATGGGCTTCCGGATTTGCTGAGAAACATAAAGAAGCTGACCAAACAGGAAGTTTTAATAGGTGTACCGTCTGATCACACTCACCGTAAAGACGAAGATGAGGTTTTAAACAATGCTTCACTGGCATACATTCATGAACATGGTTCACCTGTTAATAATTTGCCAGCTCGTCCGTTTTTAGAGCCAGGTATTAAGGTTGCAAAAGATAAGATTTCGAAACACCTCGGTTTGGCCGCTGAAGCAAGTCTCAGTGGGCAGAAGGAAAAAATGGGTCAGCAATTAGTATTGGCTGGACTAACTGCTCAGAATGCGACAAGGGC